GTGTTTTTTTCCTCCATAATTTATGTTTAATAATTACCTCGTTCCAGCCTCCAGTATCAAAGAGGCTGGTAACCGGATAACTATTAAGATCCAGCTATGATAACTCTGTCGCCAAGCAACTGAACGCTTTTTACCACATCAGCGTCGGTGGTATAAGCCTCATTAGCGATAGCGATTGAATTGACTGACCTTACGGTGCTGTCATAAATCAGATTGTCTGCTCCGTTTATCATTTCCAAATAATCGTCTTTGGCAATGTCGGTAGCTCCGTTGCAGAGGACGTCGCAAATACCTTTTGTCTGTCCCCAAGCAAACGCAGCAGCAGATCCGATAAGTGACGGACACACTACAATTTCCTGATACACGGCAAGAGTAGCCGCAGCCACCCCCTTGACCATTACCTCCTCGTCGCCGTCATAGGTAACTACCATAGGCGTTCCGGCAGCAGTAGAGGCGGGAAATTGGCAATAAATGAACTCATTTACTCCAACTTTCTTGCGCGCACCTTGCATACCTTTTCCGGTAACGTCAACTTCCGCGTATCCTGTTAATTCTCCTGACATAACTTTTTATTTTTAACTAATTAAGTTCTAGTGACCGATAACAAACATACGCCAAATCTTGGTCGCCGCAGGGTTGGTAACTGTCAAAGTTACCGTTCCACCGGAAACAGTCGGGTTGACTGTTTTATCCAGCAGATCCACCCATTGAGCCGAAACGTGGTCAATAGCAGATAGACCAGTTTCTATTGTTCCGGAAGTATCGCCGGAAGCAAAAGTGCCAATGATTGTAAGAATACGCTTGTTGCCGAAAGTCGTTTTGACGCGACTTGATTCTGATATAGCCATAATTTTACACTTTGGATTTAATGATTAAGGCTTTGCGTTAACTAGGCAGTTACGCCAGTTAAACGACCACTTCGGCGTGGATTTGAGTTGACCAACTGACCATACCAAAATATGAATCCAACTTGTCCGTCCTGATTTACCGGATCTCGCAAAGGAGTAACGGCAAAACCTTTCGCGTCTGTTGGGAATTTGGGGTGCTTCATATAGTAGAGTTTCAGGTATTTCTCGTTAATGAAATACATATCGCCAGTTGTGCAATACTCGTCAGCGATAATGGGAACACCCCTGAAAGACAGAGCTTTCATACCGCCGTCGCCTGAATTATATCCGGATGCTTCACTTTGGAATCTAACTTGCGGCTGTAAGAGGGCTTCATAAGCCGTCCACAGGAGTTCCGTAGTTACAATTATGCTTGGTGCGTCTTGTCCGGACTTGCAAGAATCATACATTGTCGCCAAGTCAGAAAGCATAAGGCTTCCGACAGAGGCAGTATAATTTCCTTTAAACCAAGTATAAGTTCCGAGAACTATGTCGCCATAATTCGCGGCGGCTGTTCCGTCGTTACCAACGGCTGCCTTGAAACCGGTCAGGTCTTTTGATCCGTTGCCAGTTCCGTCAGAGAAAAGCTGGGTGCAGAACTTGTCTGTTAGGCTTTCTCTTGCTTCCTCCATTTCAGTATCCATAAGATCGGCTACTGCTTCGCCTCCGTTTTTAGCCAATTCAATGTTAGACAGAACTATCGGCTGATAGATTTGTTTTACAGAGAATTTAGCCCTCGTCCTTGTTTGTTCCTGACCTGTTGATAACACGTCAAGACCGGAATAAGAGCCTCCTTGTGAGTTATGTCGGTATTTAACTGGAATTTCCAGAGTAGTCCCGCCGTTCCACAACTTTATGGAACTCCATAATCTACCAAGTATCGGGTGGTCTTTTCCGATTTGATCCTCTATCTTTGGCAATACCTTTTCGCGGGTAATGCTAGTTAGCTGATCCCAATCTCCAAATGCCATATAATTATGATATTAAAATTACTTAACTCCTCCCTCTCTGAACATTTGTGCAAAGGATTTGTTACCGTCAAACTTGGGGCTGTATGGACGTCCGGCAGTATTACCGGCAGACTTTCCACCAGCTTTGCCGTCCGCGTCAGCCTTGCGCTTGTCGTTATACGAAGCATCTTTATTCGCTTTGTCCTTTTCAAGTCCGTTCCAAATGAGGATAGCTTGTTTGAGGTTGCGACAGTCATATTCCTGCGCAATTTTTAGAATTGCCGATTTGTTATCAGCGAATCTTTTATCAGTTCGCTCATAAAACCGGATCTCACTCTGAACTTGTTGCAGTTCAGCTTTTTCCAATTCTTTCTCTTTGGCTTTCCGCAACTGGATAATCTTTTCCACTCGTTCATTTTCGTCTAGTCCTTCTAACTCGTCCTCCTCGTCTTTGGTCGGTTTGGAAGCGCGCAGCTCCGCTTTTAAACGCGTAATTTCAGACTGCGCCTCCTCACGATCCTCTCGCCAACCCTCTGTAAGTTTTTTTATTTGCTCGTCAGCAGCTTTCTGCATTTCGTCAGTAGTTTTGCCGTCTTGCTCGGAAGCCTTACCCTTGTCGGCAGGTGTTACTTCCTTATTGCCCTCCTCCGTTTTGGCTTTTTCAGCGTAACCGGATTCGTCAGGCAATTCTCCCACTATTTCAGGGATTTTTGGTTCACTCATTTTGTTAGTATTTAATGTTTATACGCAGTTGAGGTGGAAAAGAAGTTCACCCCAACTTGCCTATAAGCATTTTATTTTCGTTTTTGTTTTGCAGCTCTTAAACCCTTTAGGCTTTGCTCTATAGCATAATCAGAATCCCATATACGCTTTACTATTTCCTTTCCAGTTCTCCCCATAATCCTTGCTACATTGGCATATTCACTACCCTCTTTTTTGATTTTTTTCCAAGTATTGCTACTTAATTTTCTCCAGTCCATTATTTTTGAACATTAACAGTTACATTTGCCGCCGGCTTTTTGCTTTCAGTATTTTTCTTGGCTGGTTTCTTTCCTGTCTTGCCTGATTTCTCGCCAATAATCTGCTCTCTCGCTTGTCCGGCATAACCCTCTATCATATTCTTGGTCAGCGTAGCTTTATCTACTTCGGCGTGAGCGTTGAGCAAGTCCATATCCTCTTGCTCCATTTTCTTGTTAGGATCTTTGTAAAAGTCAAAGTGGAGTTTCACGTGTTCTTTAGTGACCAGTTTGCGCGGAGTAGGCGGGACTTTCTTGCCTCCTCCTGCTTGGAACGCCTGATTTTCGCTGTCAGCGCGTTCTATTGGGTTTTCGGTCATATCACCCTCATTACCAGCTTGATTTTGCATATCAGCCTGCATTTGCTCCGGATCAACGTCAGAGATTAGCCCAAAATTCAGCCAGTTCACCAAACGATCTGCTTTTTCCACCGGATCAGGCAGTTCCAATTCTACGAATAAAGTATAGGGATCTAATGCCCCCGACGAGAAAAGCTGCACAGCCCTTGCCACTTTATCCACTTTCATCATAGATTGCGGAATAATCAACGGCTCAATACCCTCCTCAACGTCGTGGTTAATAAGTTCCTGCATTTCCACGCCCTCTTTGCCGCCTAGTTTCTTTACCCAATGATTTTCTGTGTAAAACATTTTCATTAGTTGAATCCAGCCCTCTGTGATTTCCTTAATGGCTGATTCTACGGCTCTTGACTGCATACGCACCGGAGTTTTGTCCGATTCAGCGTTTAACTGGTCTTGTCCGAGCGTATTTGCCTTGCCAGTTCCCCTTGATATTTCGTGTGAGCCGAATAAGTCGTCAATATACTGCTCGTCGTGCGCCATATCCTCTAAAATCCCTGCCAGTTCAGGAAAGGTCGGGGCTATTATCTGCACCGGCTTGTTTTGAGTTTGCATATCAGCAAATAAGACTTGGAACGGCTCGTCAGAAATGGCAGCGCGCTCCTCCTCATTAAAAGAGTTGCTATCCACCACCAGTTTAATGTTGCAACCACGTAAATTGTCAGCAATTTGGCGCTTTTTACCGATATAATTGATCAAAGTTTCCTCTACTTGCGCTATCAGGTTACTGGAATAGAATTTGCCCAGCATTTTCATAGACGGAAACTGCACAAATGGCTTTCGTGGCTCGGATAGAAAGTTGACTATAGGCTGAAATGCGTCCAGTTCCTCTGGTCTAACTATCATTTTAACAGCTTCTTGTTCCGGTACGCCTGCCAGTTTAGCTTTTGCAAACTCCTCCGGCTTGGTATCTTTCGCCCAGTCCGTAATTTGCAGAAGCGGATCGCGATATTCGTAATAAGGGTTTTTCTTTTTCTCTAAAATAAGCCTGTCGCCAGTTTTCCCATAAACCATAGATACTAAAAGGTCATTTTCCCAGTATTCATACAACCTTGCCACGTTGCCACGTCCAGCGCCTTTTAAGTCCACCTCTGAAAATACGCCGGTTTTAAGGAGTGAGGGGCTTTTTATGTTTTCAAATTTAATCTGTTCGTAAAAATTAGGATAGTTGTCTTTCCACCACTTCCGGCTCTTTAAGGGGTGATAACACAGCCACTCGGCGTCCTGAATCGTGGTCGCTTCGGGACTGATCGTAATTTCCTCAATTAAAACCGCTTCAAGGTCAAAGTCGTTCTTGTCATAATTCCAATACCATTTGGCAAAGCTATCCCGCTTTATGCGCGTATCAAACAGGCATTTGGTAATAATGTCCATAAAATTGACGCGGATAAAGCCGTATTCAATAGCGTTCTTTACTCTGTCGGCTCTTTTAATGGACGGCGGCGTGTCTTTGGCAGGGATCATTTGCACTTTTGGCAAGTTGTCCGTATCCATACCAACTAAGTTGCGAATAGTCAAATACACCCTGTTATAAAGGGCTTTGGAGTTGTATTTCGCCAATTCGTTCGTGCCTAATTCGTCAATCTTGCCTAAAAATATCTTTTGATTCCTTTCCACCTCTTTCATTATGAGGTCGTAAAGATCTTTGCCCTCGCCCATTCGGAGTTCTATCTTTTGCCCGATCAGCGTGTCGGTATCTTTAGCTAGGTCTATATCCGCTTGGGCGTCCTCTGCCACTATTTCGGATATTTTATGTATGTCCTCTGCCATTTATTTGAGTTTTATGAAGTCTTTAGGGTTGTTTTTTATTGCGTTGTTTAATAATTGGGCGTGCGGATCAAGCTGTTTTGTCTTTTGTTTTATTTCAAACTTGTTGACCGCGCCGCCAGTCTGAATATCCGGACGGCTCATTATGATATATCTAATTGCGTCAGTCGTGTGGTCGTCTTTCTTTCGTGGCGCTTCGTCCGGATCATTCTCGTTGGTGGGGATTATCTTTTTCCATTTGTAGCCCTCCATTTCGTCTATTGATGTCGGGCAGGTGTCAAAGATAAATAGTCTTGGCGCGCCTTGCTTCTTAGTCGCTGGATGAACGCGCTCCGGATCAAGCCGAAAGTATTTATGCATACGTGCTATGCCTGCATTTACGTCGTTATGCGCGTATTTCATAGGCATTTGGTATCCGAACACCTTTTGCCACTCCTCTTTGTATTCTGTGTCAATTTTACGCCCTGAAACGCCTCTAACGCTTTTCGTGCTGGGATCTATCACCACGTAATCCAAGTCGTCGTCTTGATTTAGGTCTTTGATGTTTAAAATGTGCTTGTCCACTCCCTCGCCTGCTTTCACGTATTCCCTGTAAATGAATATGTCGCCTTGTGGGTTGCTGGCTGCCCAGATAAATGTGCTAGGGTTTCGCTCGCCGTGATCCAGTCCTGCCACTTTCGTCCAGCTTTCAGGGATAGCAAAGGGTTTAATCACGTGCAGCTCCCTTATAAAATCAGGAAATATCTGCCCCTCAAACACGTTCCAACTGGCGCGGACGTATCTTTCGTATAGGTCGCCGGTGTATGAATTTAAAACTGCAAGGTAGTCGTCGGGTAAATACTTGTTCTCGTTGGACGGCGCTTTTATTATCCAATACTGTTGCAAGTCCTGCTCTGTCTTGATCCCTTTGCCTAAAACAAACTGCTTATAAGTCCAATTCTTGCCCTCTGAATTGCTAGTGAGCAGTCCGACGCGCTTTTTGTGCTTCTTATTCCGCAGTCGCCCTTTTAATACGTTAAAGGTCAATTCGTCAACTTCGTTCACTTCGTCTATCCAAAACGTGCCAATTTCCAGCGATTTAAGTTTTTCTATGTCGTCCAGTCCCCACGTGTATATTTCGTGTCCGTTTATCATTGTTATCAGGTTTTCTGTCCGGTTGTATTTCCTGATCAGCCTCTTGTCGCATACCTCAAAGAAAGTTTTTAAAGTGGTGGCTTTCAGATCAACTAACGTCTGCCGTGCTATCAAAGTGCGTCCATTTGGCGCTGCCATAGCCAGTCTAATCACGGCTTGGCTGCCAATAAAGGTCTTGCCTGATCCAAAACCTCCGCAATACCACACGAATTTAGCTTTTTCGTTATCCTCAACGTGGTATAGGAATAGTTTTTGTTTTGGTAGCGGCTCAAAGTCCTGCACAACTTCGCCGCGCTCCTCTTTTGCCTCCATAAATGTTTAATGTTATTCCGTGATTCTGTCGCCGCTCTCTTTTATTTTATCAAAATCTTTTTTATCTTTCTCTGTGTATAATGATTTAAAAATAGCTGGGTTCTCTCCGGTAAAGGCTATGCGCTTCGTGTCAACTAGCATACCCTTGACCTTGCCAAGCATTTCTACCATTTTCGCGCCCGCCATAGCATACTTCTCGCTTGATAATCCTAATTCTATAAAATTAAGTGCAAAGCCGGTGATCCTATCCTCTGTAATTTTCTGTGCTTCCAGCTTATTATATAATTCAGCTTTCACAGTAGCGTTCGTTAGCAGCCTACTCGCATTTACTCTTGCCGTTTCGTCATTTTTAATATCCGGATATGCCTTTTTGTATGCCTCCTGTCCGTTCCCTCCATTTTTGATATATTCGTCTAAAAAAATAATCCAGCGCAGTCGTAAGCCGTCCTGTTTTATGTCTAATTCTTTCTCCTTTGTGCTTCTTGCTACTCTAGCCTGTTTCTTTCTACTCATAAGCAATTTTTTTTATTAGAATGCAATTTTTGCTTATAAAAAAACAATAACACGCTCCTCCGGTGTTATTGTTATTATTTAATCTTATTGTTTCGCCTTTTTACTATTCCTTATTAGGAAGTATAGCACGTCCAGTAAAAAAAGTCAAGCCTTTTCTTTTTTTTCCGGCAATACTTCCTTGAACTCTATGCCTAACGCCTTGAAATTGGCAAGGTCTTTCTGTTCTAGCGTCTTTCTGCCGGTAATTGCCTGAAAGATCCGCGCCGTTTTCTCGTCTTTGATATAAAGCCGTTCTATACCATACACGTTTTTGGCGTAATACTCTAGCATAAC